ATCTACTGATGCCATTTTACTACCAATACAAATGTGACAACTATCCCAATTCTCATTATGTTTTACTAAAATATCGCCAAAGATTGCCTTAGTTGGATGGTGTTCTATCATGCCTATTTCTAAACATCTGCCTGATATTCTTTGTGCAAATTCTTTCTGAAATTTTATTGCACCTTCCTTAGTAGAATATTTTTGATAAATTATTTTTAGTAAATCTGTACCTAATACCTTATCAAAATAATCGAGTATAAAAGTATTGCAATCATTAGTACCCCAAGCAAAAGGTACATTTAGTTTTGACTCAATATAATTATTTGCTTTGGCTATGTTTATCATCTTATTTCTGTAGGCAAATTTATTGTAGTACCTGACGAACCAAAACTTGCAGATGATGTTGCTTTTACAGGCTTCTCTAAAAGACCATTTGCACCACCACCAAATTCTGATGCTGTTGCACTTGATGATAGAGTTATTGTAAAAAAATCAGCACTACTAGCATCAACTACTGTATGAGATTTATTAAACAAACTCCTGTCCAAACCACCTACATCATCTATACCTGACAAAGTTATGGTATCGCTATTAGCCAAACCATGACTTGCATAATGCACCTTTACAGTAGCAGAAGAAGATGTGGTTTCTATTGGATTGGTTGTAATAGTAAAACCATCTAATAAAACAGAACTGCCACCACCTCTTGCTGTGCTTGATGCAGATGTTGATACAACTACTGTGACTGTGTTTTCTGTAATACTTGAAACAGTATGAGATTTATTTATATCTGATGCAGGTACACCACCAATTGCTGAAGCACCAGAAATAGTTATTGTATCGCTAACAGCAATATTATGTTGTGCAAAATCTATTATCAAAGATGTTGAACCTGATGTTGTTTTTAAAGGATTGGCAAGAATATTTTTTGTTTCTGTCAAATCAACTGTAAGTGTGTCTGTGGTTCTTGCAGATATTTGATTTATAGATGCCATAACAGTTGAAGATATACCACCTACAGAGACAATATCTTCTAATACAATAGATACAAATTCTCCTATTTTTGCAAAGTTATCTGCATTTACTGTAACTTGATTTGATCCTGATGTAGTTTCTACTAATACAGGCACAACAAGTTCTTGATTGATTACTATTTCACTACCACCAAATTTACCTGACTTCACAGATGTAACTGTGTTTGGAACTGCAATTGTAAAACCAAAACCATCAGCATCAATTGCAACTATAGCGTGTGTTCCAGCACCTTCTGAATGATTTATTGCAGAACTTAGTATAAATTCACCATCAGCAAAAGTAGTTGTTTCAAAACCATTGATTTTTACTTGTTCGCCAACAGAAAAATTTGCTGTACTTCTATTGGCATAATCTATGTGTATCCTAACCGAACCATCTGATACTAAAGTAAAAACAGGATTGGTAGGTCTATGTTCGCTAAAAATACTTTTCTCAGCAGGTGAAGTATTATTTATAACAGATGTTGTTGAACCTTGTGTTGATACGCTAGAAGAACCACCACCTGATGCAGTAGCACCTGTAGTCATTCCCCAATTCAATTCTTTAACTATTACAGAACTAAACCTAAAGCCTGTATCTCCTGCAAAAAAACTTTGTTGTGACTCATTGTTAGTAAATCTTGTGTTTATTCTGTCAAAATCAACAAACAATGAACTTGCTTGTACTGAGATTGTGCTAGTACCAGCATCAACATCTTCTTTGATAGCTGGATTGTTTAATCTACCACTAAAAATTAACAAAGGATTTGAAACTAAAGCATCATTACTATCTAAAAAGGCTTTGTATATTTCTACCTTTCTGTCCAAGTAACCACCTGCCAAAAATAAATTAACGAAAGTTGTATCAACACCTGATAAAGCAATAGCGATTGTTTCTATATTAGTTTCGTTTGTTTCAACAATATCAGAAAAACTTAAAAAACTTCCTGTTGGTGTATAAGTATTTGAGTCAAAAGTTACAGGTATATAAGCATCAGAGAGAAAGTAGCTTATATCATCAAAAGATAGTTTGAGCAGATGAAAAGGTTTATTTGCAGATTTAACAATTTCTGTTTGAAATGCACTTGTACTTCCTCTATCCATTTCATTAAAAAACTTCTACTAATGACATTGAAAAACCAAATAGTGTAGAAGTATCAGTTGCAAATTGTGTTACATCATCTGCAAAAGCTACTGTAAAAGGAACTTGTGCAAAAGTAATAGTTTCATCATTAGCAACTGCATTTAATAAATTAGGTGCAAAAGATAATGTGCCATGACTTGTACCATCTGCATCTAGATCAGCAGTAGCCATATAAATTTTTGAATGACCACTAAATTTAAAAAAATCTCCTGCTTTCATAATACCTGACTCTGAAGCTGTCAGACCATCAATTGTTGCTGAACTTACACCAACTGCTAAAGCACCATCAACTACAGGCGATTCTGTTGTATCGCCTAGTGATGTACTAACCACAGGTGGTATATAGGTAAAAGTCTCAAATTGTCCTTGTTGTTTCATAGCAAAAGCATAGATAGGTGCAAACTCTGATCTTGTCATTGGTGGAAACTCAACTTCTAAGAGCCATCTTTGACCACCTCTTCTTCTAACTTGTCTTTTAAGGTTTTGTGTAACTGAAACTAAAGTTGGCTCAATAGATTTTATATTGACTGCACTTGCTTTAGGATTGTTTGGAAATGCACCACTCACGAAATAAACCCTCTTCTACCTCTTTTATTAAATTCACTTTCTATTATGGCAGATATAGTAGGTGCATTTTCTGTTATTGCACTTATTGTATCTTTAGAGTCAAAGGCTTGTATATTGTAAGTAATATTTATAGGCATACCACCTGATGCCATGCCACCACCTAATTTGTTATTAGGGATAATAGTTCCTGTTTTGTTAGGCACAAATAATTCTGCACCAGCTTCGCCAACTAAAAATGGTTTGTTAGCAGTAACAGTACCACCTCTTTCTTTGCCTGTTATATTGCCGAGAAAAGAAGTAAAGCCACCTGTAATTTTATCTATAATTAATTTTCTAATTGCTATTCTTAATAATTCTTTTATCACAAAATTAGCAAAATCTTTGAAAGCAAATTTACCTGACATTAGACCATCTACCAAAGTATCTTCAAATTTTTTCATTGAAGAAACCATAGTGTCACCAATCAATTTTCCTGTTGTGCCTATACCATCTTTAAATGTTTGTAATGGTGCTTGTGCATTTTGAGCAAATTCTTGCAATCTTTTGTCAAATTCAGAAACTTGTTGTATCGGTCCGACAAAAGAATTTTTTATATCTTCATCAAGACCTTGATGAAATAAAGCTAAAATGTTGTTTATAGTTTTGACAGTATCAGTTAAAAAAGTATTGGTTTCAGGTGGTTGTGCCAAAGATGCAAAAATTCTATCTGCTTCTGCTGTAAGTTCTTTTGCTTTTTCTGTTGAGCCTACTAAACCAAAAGATAAAGAGTGTGCAAGTTCGTGTCCAATAGCACTTAGCTTTAAAAATTGTACTTGGACTCCTTTAATAATATTTCCAAGACCACCAAAGAAACTTGTAAAGCCTTTTGCAAATTGATCTACACCAACAGCAACTTTTGCTAATGCTGTAAGAAAATCAACTACAAATTGTCTTGTAAAAGTTTGTAAATTTTTATCATCAAAAAATTCTTCAAAACCTTTAGCAATATCTTCAATAACAGGAAGAAAAGAAGTTGTGATAGTATCTCTAATAACTCTAAATCTAAATCCTAATCTTGACAGTCTATCGTTAAATGACTCAGCACTTGTTATGGCTTGTGTTTTTATAATTAAGCCAAGTGTCTTGTTTTTTTCTATATATTCGTCAAATGCCTTACCACCCATCATTAAAGTATTGGTAAGTTCTTGACCTGCTCTACCAAATAGCAAAGCTAAATCTGCATTTCTTAAAAAGACATTTTGACTTTGCATCAAGCCTGTCATAGTGTCTTTTAAAACTTCATTGAAATCTCTTTCATTACCACCAGCATCAAGCAAGGCAACATTGTATCTGTCAAAAATATCTGTGTAAGTTTTTAATCCCTTGCGACCTTCACCGACCATTTTGGCAAATTTTTGAATTGCTTTGTTTGCAGTTTCAATAGATGCACCTGATTGAATTGCAGATAATTGAAAAGCCTGAATTACGTCAGTCGTTGCACCTGTCCGAGTTGCAATCTTGCCAATGACATCAAGATAATCAAAAGATTTTTTAAATAATACTGCAAAACCACCAGCTAAAGCACCAATACCAGCAGTTAGCATACCAAAAGCTTTTAATGCTCTACCAACAGAATTTTTTACATCATTTAAGCCTTTTTTTACAGAATTGAATACACCTTTGGTTTTATTAACAGCAGAAATGACAATATTTAATTTTCCTAAGTTACCCATTGTTTTCCATTTTTTTATTCAATTCTTCTAAATATGCCAACCAATAAACAAATTCCTCAACTGTCATGCTCTTTTGCAACTGTTCAACTGTTAAGCCAAGCCTGTCTGCAAGAGCAAACATGGCAAATAAGTCAGGATTGGCTTTTACTTTTCCTGTGCTTCTTCAGATGTAACACTACCCAAAATTTCAGATGCAACATTAGACAAAACTTCAACATCGGCTTTGTTCATAAGACTATCCTTATCAGCTAACGTAAAAAGCTTATTGCCTTCTGCATCAAGACTTTTGGTTATGATTGCATAAACCATAACTTCTAAATCGCCACCATTTGCCATTTTATAAAGTCTTTTAGACTCTTGCAGAGTCAATGGTTTTGTAAATATTTCCAAAGGTTGATCTTCTGTTCCCCATTCTTTGACTTCAATTTTTTTAATTTCTTGAGAGTCAAAGTGAGCAACAACATTGTCAATGGCTTTACTCATTATGAGTATGTGCTAATTGTCAATGCACCTGTACCTTGAAAAGCTATAGTCATTTCAACCAAACCATCATGCGATGCAGTTCTTGTAACATCAGTCACAATTGCACTTCCAGATAGTTTAAAGCTACCTGAACCTGTTCCTTCAGGTGCTAAATTCAAAGTGAATGAAGAACCTATAGTTAAAGAAACCTGACCACTTGTATCGGTATCGTCAAAAAATAAATCAACTGATCCTGAAAATTCAGTTAAAGTTGCTTCAAAAGTTTTTGCTGAGTCACCCATAGAAGTAGATTCTGTAGTATCACCTGTTTGCGTGATACTGTAAGACCTAACTTCTGCTAAAGCATTACTGCCTGTCTGCACGACACCAGCTTTACCTGTAAATACTGCCATTATTTATCCTCTTTAGATTTTGTTTTAATTTTAGACTCTCCTTCAAGAATCCACCCATTTTTTTTAAGATTTTCTACTTCAGAGTCAAAAACAGTAACTTTGCTTTTGCCATCAGGAGAAACCATTACATTTTTATCCATAATAAAAAAACCTCTATAAAGCTACATCTGCTGTTGCTTCTGTAGTCAAATAATTTATATTATATACCATTGTCATTACTGCAATAGGTTGTTCGCCTTCTGCATTATAATTTATTTCAGTAGAATCTAGAAAAGTATCTCTTGCTAGACTGTTATGTGTAACATCTGCACCCATCGCTGACTCTACTTCTTTGGCAATCGTATCAATAGAATCATCAAAGTTTGTATTTGCTTTGACATACGCTTCAACTACTAGAGATAAATTCCTTTGTAATGTTCTAGTTGAACCCATCTCTAGTAATTCTGAATCTTCAGATTTGGTATAAATTATGATTGCAGGAAGTTTAGCATTTTCTAAATTATAAACTCGACTTTGAAAAACATTAGAACCTGTGGTGGTTAAGCCTGTTAAGGTTGTGCCAACTCTCTCTCTGATTTGCTGTCTGATGTGATTTGCCATTATTGTTCTTGTAAAATTAAAACTGTAACACCTGTGTTATCAGGTTGCACATTTACCACAGAATATGTTTTTGCACTTTTAATAGTATTCCCATCAAGATCAGTTTGTGCTGAAAAAACCAGACTATCACCATGACTAGCAGAAGATACATCTTTGGTTTTGCAGTATGCAACAGGTGTACTGCTTTCAACACCTACACTCAAACCATCTACTGATAAATATTCATCTTCAAGAATAACTTTGATAGTTGATGCAGAACCACCTGAAGGTGTATAAGTTGCTGAGACACCATGTCCAAAAGAAGAATCAAAATAGCCATCAAAATCGCTATCAAATTCGAGAGCCATTATTTACCCTTTCTTTTGCTAACTTTTTTGTTTTCTGATTTTTCTAAACCTACGCTTCTATCTTTTTTTTCAGTTTGTTTTGCTGTGCTTTCTTCTGCCTTGCCATAGCTAATAAGAATGTTTGCTTCATCATTACTCAATTCAACTACATCACCAGCAGAAACTTTTTTGCCACTTGCTACTGTATCTCTAAGAATTAAAACTTTCATTGTTACCTCTTTCTTTTTTGAAAGGGCAGTAGAGATTATCCCTACTGCCTTTTCAGTTGTTAAAACCAATTATTAACTAGCGTTACAGAAAGATACTGCATGTCGTACAGCAATATCTACACTTTGAAGCGCCACGATTCGTACTGTTCCTGATGTACTGTTTGTAAAAGGGTCAACAGTAATATCAAGACCACCAAAGAACCCAATTAATAGGTCATTGAAGTTTCCAAAAACGTAGTTGTTCGCTGACAATTGTGCAGATACGACTACAGGATAGCCATTAACCTGATTATTTTCAGCTACGAATAAACCACTTCCAGAATCTTTGGCAGTAGTTTTCAGCGTTCCATAGTTTGTTGGATGTATGATATATGCTAAATCACCAAGCAAAGCGTTATCAACAGCTACAGCAGTTTCAATAGAAACCATTTCTGCAAAAGTTGGTGCAGCAGCACTACTTAAAGAAACAGTATTGATACCTGAAGTATTAGTGATTCCTGTTGGATTACCACTTGAGCCACTTCCTTCTAAAGCACCATTATCTATTGCAGATGCCATACCTTTAGCTAGATCATCACGAATTAAGTTTTCAACATCTAAAGATGATTGAATCATTAATTGTCTAGTTACGTCTGTGTGAACACCTAAAGTTTTTGGTGACATTGTTACAGAACCTATGACCATTTCAGATTCACCTGAAGCACCGCCTTCTGAACTAATAAACTGTGCTGTTGAAGCAGTAGTTTTCTTAGGGATTTTTACATCGCCTGATAGTCCATTTAGGTTAGTAGCTAATGGCATAACAGAACTTGCATTTCTTAAAGCATCAATAAAACTACCTGCTCTGAAATCTTGTCCGATTAAACCAGCATCATCAGATGCGTTTAAATCTCTAGTGTTCCAATTACTTAGAACTTCAGGTGGTAGCATTATGCCTTGTGCAGTTCTGCCATAGTGTTTTGCTGCTTGTTCTGAACATTCAAATTCAAATTCAGCATCCCTTTGTGCTTTTCTGTCAGAAGGATTTGCTAAAGCATTAATCGCCTTCATAATTGAAAATTTACG